CGTGTTGGATACTGAAGTATTACCGGGTGAAGCTGTATAACTTTCAAAATATTCATGCAGATCCGGATCTACATTTACATTAGATTGACTAAAATCATCTACTCCAAATCCTATACCACCATTATTAAATTGATCAGCTGCATCGCTTGGTTGAAAGTTGTTACCATTATAGCTTACCTGAGCATCATTTGAATAATAAAAGTTAGTCCCAGGAGGAACGGTATAAGTAGTAACAATATTATCTGGACCATCATCACCATGCTGACTATGAACATATCTCTTTTCTACTTCTAATCCCATTACGTGTAATAATCTTGAACTTGCTACTGTTCCAGTTCTAGTTTCTAAAGTACCTGCTGCTGCATATATAGCTGTTGCAACACTAGAAGCATCATTTTTGTTAGCTGCTGTAACATCTAACAGCATCACTTCTCTTGAACCAACTTTAAATTTACTAGAAGTACTATTAGGTATTATTAGTGAACCAATAATCTCTCCTTTAGCGTCTGATTCTAATTCTCCTTTTGTATCTGGATGTGTAGTTTTTCCAAACAACGTATTTCCATAATCAACTGGATTATCAGCATGTTTTACAAATGTACTCTCTTCTTTAACAAATTCTGCCATCGGTTCTCCATCAAAAAACATAAAGTGTTTAGTATTAGGTCTTAACCCGGTAGCTTTAAAGAATATCTTTCTTGCTCTTATATAAGGAATTAAAGTACTTTGAACCAATCTGTCTTCTATAACGTCTGTGACACTTTCTGAAGCTATCACCCTATTAACCATTCCAGAGATCTCATTAGTCATAGAACCTAAACCTAAGTCTTCTACAGACTGTCCTTTCCAGTTCCAATTCCAATTATCCCAGTTATAAGCGTTAACTCCACTTATTCTAGTAGTCCCAGGAACAACCTTGTCGTTTACTCTTTCTATGTCTTTCCATTCGTCTGAAGACGGAGATATTTCTAAGACACCATCATAAGTAGCAACTGCAAATGGATTTATTGTTATAGCTTTCGTTCCTAAATGTTGATTTATATATAATGTTTCATCATAGTCTATATAAATGTTATCGCCTTTCTTAACAACGTTTGTAGAAGCAGAATCGTCATACATTAATTTAATATTGTCTTCAGAAAACATAGGACGAACTCTGTGTAGTACTGGATCTAGTGAAGCTCTATGGCCAGCACCAGGATTTGCTAGAGTCAAAGAATGATCTGTAAAATTATCAATGACAAATCCTGTTTTTGTTCTATCATTTCCAGCAGAGTCTAATATCTGCATATTCTTAGTGTCGTGTTCTAATAAAGTTAGAGACGTTAGTTCTTCTATTTGATCAATTCTTTTTTCTAACTGACTTATATCTTTCATGGTAAATCTTTTATGATTAATCTTAGTAGCTTTAACATCTCTAGAATTTAAAGTATTTGCTCCTAAATGCAAATCATATAAAGATAAAGATAAGTCAGGTTTTGCTGGTACTTGCGGATTAAATCCTGGGACACCCTCTATAACTTTTAATTTTCCTTCAGTATCTATGACTAACTTTGCAGCTTTTCCTAAGTAGTACGTATTGTCTGAAGTGATAAGACTTGTAGGTTCTGGCTGATTTATAGCTCGAGCTCCAGTTGAACTATTTGTAAAAGCTCCATCTGAGTCCATCACAGGTCTAAAGTCTAACATATTTCTTAAATGCAGGATATCACCTGTTGGCATTTTAAAAGATGGAATCGTATTGTAGTCAATTCCAGAATATGAATTTGCTGCAAAAAAGTCTCCATTTGTAGTATGCTCAAAATATCGGTACTTGACTTGAACTGTAGTCGCAGGAGCAGTTTCCCCTGAATTTAACTTTAACTTACCTAAACCATAGTGACTCGGACGCTGGCCATAGTCTACAGTAAATTTGCTTTTTAAATCAGAACTATCACTTAATAGTACAATATTATCAACTTGATGGATATCAGCTTGTCTTAGATTAATAAACTTAATATTAGTTGGTGTTACTGGCGTTGTAGTTCCACCATCAGATTCCATTAAGAAATTTTCTGTCTTAGTTGCTAAAGTTTTAGTTTTTACCGTTGCAGAAGCTTTATTTACATAAGCTAAGATCTTCATACTAGTGCTATTAGGTAAGTGATTAGCAGTAGTAGCCGTTATTGTAGCAGACTGAGTACCAGCTCCTGTTACAGATAACCCTTGAATTACATCGCTGTCTGCTGCTGCTACTACCCAATCGCCAGTGTTTGTAAAAGTTTCACCTGAAGCTGATAAGGTGATAGTTACGCTATTACCACCGCCACCAGAAGTTTGTGTAAACAGTCTTTGAACACCAACTTGTATGTCTTCTATAGTTTGCGGTCTTGGTTTAGGTAATGCAAATAAACCAGTATTTCCTCCAACATCTTTTAAGACACATTTACTATTTTCTAATTCAGGATTAAAATAGTTATTTGAATCTGCTCCAATAGACTTTACATTTCTAAAAGCTTTTCCAGAGTTCATTTGAATATCAAATAAATGATATCGTAACTTTGAACCGTCTTCTTTTATAGCTTTAAGTCTTGCTGTACCTATTTTTCTATCAGCAGCCCCACCATGCATACTTGCACTGTCTCGTAATTCCAATTCAGAAAATAGTGTTGGAATTCCTTGTGTAGAGCCAGCTCCTGTAGGAGCTGCTGTTACTGCAGGATTTACAAAAACAAAATTACCAAAATTAGCAGGAGCAACTTCATTTTCAAGTTTTACAGTTGCAGTCGATTTTGGAAGTTTTATTATTGTTGGAGAATTTCTAGCAGCTCTATATCCATCTACTACTACTATACCATCACTAACTCTTAATTGTAAGTGTGTAGTACTAGAAGAGTCAGGAGCAATATTAACAGTAAATGGCTTTACTATATAGTCTCCAGAATTTTCTTTTATTCTTTCTGCAATTATAGTATTTGGAATATTATAAGCATCTGAAATCCCTACAGCATTGTATATAAGACCATTACGTACACTCGCTATATGTATAAAATTTTCATCTGAGTTTACTTCTGATCGCTCTGCTATAGTTAATCTAATTCTATATCTATCTGCTCCGGGAGCAGATATATCTGGAGTTGAACCTTGATTATCATATAAGTCTTGATCGTCTGTAACAGTAACAACATCTTCAATAGATTTAAATCCAATATCTGTTGTTATATTATCTGAATATTTTGAAATTATTTTTGATTGGTCTTCGGTATGTACAAAATGACCTCTTGCGTAGTATATACCAGATTTTATAGTTGCTAATACTCCAGTTCCAATAGCAGGATTAACTGTACTATTAGTAGTTTGTACAGTTAAAGTTACACTACTAGCTGTCCCTTGCCCTTGAATATTTTCTCCTGGTGTCATTCGTATAGTACTAGTACCAGAAGTTGCAGATGAAGTATTAATATATTGTACATATAAAGTAGCTGGATCTCCACCACTAGCAGCTACAGCTTCTATTACTTTTACTTCTACTGAAGAAGTAGTCCCTGCAAATATTGCCCCAATCATATTAGAAGTATCAGTAGGTAAAGCATTTGATGCAGTATTTAGTTTTATAAACTCATACTTTTGATTTAAGTTTGCACCACCCGGTTTTACTACTGCTCCTTCTTTAAAGATATTGTCTCCAAATCTTGAAATTTGCTTTTGTAAAAAAGTTTGTATTTGAGTTAATTCACGAGCTTGAAGAGCTTTACCTGAATTAAATAAGACTCTATGATAGCCATCGCTATCTTTAAAATCATCTTTATAAGAAGTTGAGAATGTATTATTAGTTAGAGTTGTCGCCATTTTTTATACCTTATAACGTGATTACCACTTTAATATCTTCTGTTTGATCTTTGCCTCTATCAACTGGTGCTCTATTTTCTATATATAGAAGTTCTCCAGATGTTTTATCGACATCACCTACTTTGAAACCAAAACCATTTGCACTATCTGCTAGAGTACCAGACCCTCCACCTGTACCAGTAAGAGCTTCTCCTCCTTGAAATCTACCAAATCCTGTAGTTTCAGAATCTTGATGAACTATCAATCTTGGATGAAAACCAGTTGTAGCATCAACTGCATCAATTATAGCTTTTGCTCCAGAAGTACCACCAGTTATTACTTTATCTATAGCAAATGAATTTGTTTCAGTAGAATCTGTAAGTATTAAATGTTGTAAGAATAGTCCAGAAGCAGCTGTAAATAGCGGTGGACTTGCACTATCGTCATCTGGATTAATACTATTTTGTGCATATTTAGGATTTCTTATAAGAGAAACTTGTCTAAAATTTTGATTAGTAGTAGGAGTTGGAACAGGTTGTCCTATTAAGAAAGTTTTTCTACTTAGTGTTCCATTTGCAACTTCTCCTTCTGGTTTTATATTAAACATTAAAGAAGTTGCTTTAAGTTCGTCTCTTGGATCTCCGCCCATTCCACTATCAGGACCTATTATTGCTCTAGCTGTGGCAGTTGTTCCAGAACTTGGAGCTGCTATAGATACACTTGCAAAATTATATCCATGCCCCATATTCATACAACTATCTGCACTAGAGTCAAGTTCTATTTTAACTACTGTACTACCACTAACTACAGCAGTTGCTGTACAACTGTCACCATCACCTAAAATAGTTACAGCTGGTGGAGAACCAGTAGAATAGCCAGTTCCTCCATTAGTAATAGATATTCCTACGATTTGACCCGGAGTAGCATTACTATCAACTTGTTTCTGTTGAATTTCTGTTGCTGTTAAAGACCCTGGAGAAGACCCGTTTGCAGCACTCTGTCCAGCAGAATCGCAAAGTACTTTCTCAACTGGCATAAAATTAGATGATAAGAATTTAGAAGCTTTTGCTGCGCTCAGTGCATATAAAAATTTCCATTTATAACCATCAGCAGTTTTAAAAGGTTTTGTTACATCAGTTACAGCTGGTTTTACTGTAGATGCGACTGCAGTTCCAGTACCGTCTCTACCTTGTTGTAAACATATATAAACTGAATTTTCATCAGTTATAACATAATAACTATTTGTTGGAACACTTGTTACATCATCATCATATGCACTATATGTTGTACCTGAAGACCAGTTATGTCTTGGTATCACATAAGAAACACCTTCAACTTTTTTTATAGATTGTATAGCAGTCCGTGCATCTCTTAAAGTCTTTGGAGTATCAGTAGGTGTAGGAACAGCTTCTGTTGCATTCCATTGACTTGATTTTCCAATCCCAATGTAATAATTATTTGATGTGCCAGTTGCTTCTTCAAAGATGTTTTGCACCATTTGCTTTTTTAAAATATCTGTAATTATTGCTGCCATATTCTATTCCTTATCTTATGCTATTGTCATTGCAGATTGATTTCCAACTAAAAACCAATTAGAACCATCCCATACACATGTACACCCTTCATTTTGTGCTAGTGCGAATGATGTACCTCCAGCAAAGTTATCTGGAGTTACTGTAGCAACGCCTGCTCCTTTATTAGTAAATATTCTGTATTCTCCAACTGTTGTTCCATCATTTAACCCGACGGCTAAAGCAGAACCTTTATTACATATTATATATGTCGCCGTATCAGACGCGTCTCCATTAGCAGTTATTGTAGCTGATGTATATGCAGCTTTTGAAACCTGTACTGAACCAGTACCTTTTGTTGTTAAGAATATATTTAAATTAGCTCCGCCTCCAGTCGCAGAAAGTGTTGGTCCAGTTGTTGATGCTCCATTTGCAACTGTTAATTCATTTACTGCACTACCAGTTGCAGTTATTTTTATAACTTCGTTTCCTGATGTATCATTAATAGCTGTTCCTACTTTTGGAGATGTCAGGGTTTTGTTTGTTAGTGTGTCAGTTGTAGCTTTACCAACTAATGTGTCCGTTGATGCTGGTAACGTGAGTGTTACGTCTGCTGTCGCGGCTGGACCTATAAGAGTTACAGCATTTGTACCATTGTCGGTATCTTCTTTAAACAATATTGATCCTGCACTTGCACTCGATCCTGTCAGTACTGGTGCTGTTAATGATTTATTTGTAAGAGTATCAGTTGTATCTTTAAAAACTATAGTTCCAGTAGCATCAGGTATTGTAACTGTTCTATCTGCGGTAGCGTTTGCTGCAAATAATCTAGTTTCATAGGCATCGCTATCTCCTTCAAATACTACTGCGCTATCTTGAAACTTAATCCTTGAAGCTAAAGTACTACTATCTCCTTCAGTTCCTAAAAAGTTATATATTTCAGTAAAGTTTGCATTTATCTTATTTCCAGCAGAGCGTAAAGTATCGCCTGTGCCGTCGTTTGCTGAAGTCCCTACGCTTATATCTTGTCTTGTCATTTATTAATTCCTAAATAATAGTTCTATTTATACTAGAAAGTTGAGTCTACTAAATAATTTGAGAACATTTCATTATCCATAGTCTCAGTTGTAAGTGAAAAATCTGGTCTTGTACCTCCAGAACTGTCATGATCGTCAAACTTAAATGAGTTAACACCAATAAGGTTATTTATTGTTCCATAAAACTTATTAAGTTGCGTTGGTGTTAAAGTTTGATATACGCTTACTAATTGGTCTAATCCTATTCTAAAGTCAGGTGTTCCATTTCCGTCTGAATCTATTAATGCTGTCATTTGTGTAAATGGAGCTAATGCTGTCATAGAAGCTTGAGATATTATAGTAACATCTCCAGAATCAAAGTCATTAACAAATCCTTGAGCTGTTCCACTTAAACTTGCTTCAGCATCAGAAGTAATTCTAGCTCCAACAAAGAATCCGGCTGGATGCATAAACTTTTTATATAGTTCTTCCCAAGTACTTGTAGATAAAGCTGTTTTTATTAAAACAGAAAAAACTTGATAAAGTTGACCATTTTGTATATATTTTAATGATTCAGTTCCAATCTTTGAACTTCCTACTGTAAATATGTCTTTTTTAGGAAATTCTACTTCTACTGTATCTTGAAAAAATAATCTAAAAAATTCTTCTACTGCAAATCTTGTTCCTTTATTTCTTTGTAACTCTGCTAATCTAGTTGCTGCATATCTTGCATCTGTAAAAGCATCACCATTACGTAATCCACTTGCTATTTCTGATATCAAGCTATTAAGTTGTGTAGTTGCATGAACATCTCTTAAATCAAAAGCTTGTTTAATTTCTTTACCAAAGGAAGTAGTTCCATCAGAATCTAAAAACTGATAATACTTTTCTAAAAAAGTTATAAGTTTAGGATAATCTTGTGCATAGTACTCTGGAAGAGCTTCACGAACTTTTCTATGTAAAAAGTTTTTTGGTCTTCGACTATGATGATACTCAATTGTCATTATAATGTTACCGTAGTATTTTGTAGATCTAGAATTGCACTTGAATTTGAATTTAGAGTATCAATATCAAGTATATGATTACGTAATGGTCTAATAGTACTTTGATTTGCTGGAGTAGCAGAAAACTTTATAGAAGTTCCTACTATTGCAGTAGGATTAAATCCTACAAGAGAGATAGTTCCTTTTGGTGCATCATAACTACCTATATTATCAATCTCGACTGTACCATCTACAGAAATTATTTGAAGCTTATTGGAATCTAATTTATTTTTAATATTGCACTCTTTTGAGTTAAATGTAAATTTAGTAGAAGTTACTATATGCGTAGAAGGGTCTGGATTAGCAATAGTAGCTGGAAAATTAATAGTATATGATAAAGAGGTTCCTATACTTGGTGTAAATGCCCTTTGCATCTTAATAGTCATTTTTGAATTTAATATAGCACTATCTAAATCATCTATTAAACTTAACAAATTAGATCTTCTAAAAACTCCACCAAATTTTCCTAAATTAGTAGTAAAATAATTATTTACAACAGTTTGTACATTTGCTTCCATAGCTGCTGCAGTACTACTTGTTAAATCTGGATCTAAATTAAAATTTGTTAAAATTTCTAAGTTTGTAGTTTCTACATCAGCATATACTAAATCTATTGACATAATAGCTAAATTATCTGATAAATCTTGTGTAATATCAGTTTTTACAGATTCTTGTGTGGAAGCTGCTATATTAGATTTAAATTTTAATCCGGCATATACTTTTCCATAAACTTTAGGTTCATTATCATGACCACCCCAAGCTATAACGTCATCTAAATACGACCCAAAATTTTCTAATATTTGAGCTTTATAATCTTCTGCAGTAACTAATCTTCTTTGAGAACTAAAAGCTATAGGTGCATTTTGTCTTATTGATTCAATACTTTCTTTATAAGACCCACCAGCTGAAGTGCTAGTAGTGCTAGCAGTTAATCCATAATTTACTTCATTAACAGTTACTTGAGCAGTAGTAGAAAAAGAAGTTGCACCATTAGCAACTGTTCCATTAGTAGATAGATAATCTATAACTACTTTATTACCAGTAACTGGTGCTTTACCACTACTAAGACCATCACCAAATATTACTTCATAATATCCATTTGGAACTTCTTTTATTTGATAGAAAGTTGAATCGTTAGTAATTCTTATTGCTTTTGAAATATTAGTGTAAGTTTTAAAAGTGGTTCCAGTTGCAGTATCAAAGACTCGAACTCTCATAGTAGAAGTGTCTATAGTAGTATCAGGTATTACATATATTTGAGAATCAGTTGTTTCTCCTATAAAAAAAGTTTTAGTCTTTTCAGTTCCTTCATATATTGGTATATCTGATTCAGAAGTTGCAGTTACAAAAGTATAATTTCCGTTACCATCATCTGTTCCAATATAATCTTCACGTGTTTGAAAATTGTATGAAACTTCATCAACACTTGCTGTGAATTTTGTATTTCTATCTAGAGTAATAGTATTAGGCCTAGCAGCATCACTAACTGTTACTTGTATATTTAATTTTGCTTGAGATGAAGAATAAGATCTTGGTACATAACCTATTGACTCTGCATGAGATACTAATGAGCTTCTTAATTGTGCCGTTGTAAGAAAACTTTCATTTAAAGCAAAGTTAGCTAATAAACCATTATAATGAGTATTATATGCTAAAACATCTAGAATATTACTAAGTCCTGATGCTTCAAAATTATAATCTGAAAATTCTGATTGCGCTTTTAAATGCTCTTTTAAGTTAGCTTTTATATTATCAAAATCTAATTGAGTGGATGTAATTGTTGTTGCCATTATCTTAACCTTGTTAAATTAATTTCTACAGATGATTCTTCTTGAGTACTTATAACTTTAAATGTTATAGTAGCTCGTACTTCGTTACTATCTGGACTTATTATGGTATTAATATTAAGAACTTCTGCTCTTGGTTCATATGTTTCAATAGCTTTTATAATGTCATCTTCTAAATTATCATCATCAATTTCAGTGCTTAATCTAAAAAGCATAGAAGTTAAGTCTCCGCCAAATCTAGGCAAAAATGGTTTTTCTGAATAATTAGTTAATAATAAGTTTCTTACTGCTTGCTTAACTGCAGCTGCATGTTGTTTCTTATAAACATCTCCAGATCCTTTTTTAGCAAAAGATAAGTCTATGTCAGAATAGACTTTAGTTCGAGCGGTGTTAATACTAGCAACACCAATATTTCCATCTTCTACTGCAAAAGCTCTTGTTGGCATGTTTTAAATTCCTTTTATCCTATTTATATCAAGTTATTACAATATTTTCTATATTTTCAGTTGAATCTAATATCTCTATTAACTCATTAGTTGCTTGTACTGTATTATTAAATCTTGTTTCTATTACATTTTCATAAGTTACAGTCCATGGTGCTACTATTTTTGGCATTTTTAATATTATACAAGCGTGTAATGTTCCATCTGGATTATAAGTATCATAATCTACAGTAAGTTTTTCAAAATTTAAATGGTCTTTCCAATACATAGCTAGATCAAATGTTTTTTCTATAGCTATATCGCCAGAATTATTAGTTAAGTGATATACTACAGTTTGTCCATTAGTTTTAAAGTGATTAACACCATCAGTAACATCTAAAACTTCAGTAGCTTCTGGAACATAAAATCCTTCTAGAACTTCAAGTCTAAAATTTTCAAATTCTTTAGTTCCAGTTGCTTCATTTATAGTCTTCATAGCTTCAGCATGTAATATGTATTGTTTTGCTAGATTAAGTCTATCTGATTTATCATTTAAACTATTCATTGTAACTGGGTCACCATAACTACCTAAAAATTTTGCCATTGTAATACCATCACCAAGTTTTGTTCTCGATGTAATATCATGTTGATGCATAGGATTATACTTATGGTCTGAAACAAATGTTGTTTTAAAAGTATAGTTTGGTAAATCACCAGTTCTAGTTGATTGAACTTTAAATACTTTTGATTTGCCATCTTGTGTGCCAATATCTTCAGCACCTCTCATAGCATTTTTCTCTGGGCCAACTATTCTTCCAAATTTTATAGGAGTTGGAACTGCGAAATTTTTAGATATTATATTTTCTGCTACTAATGCTCCAGTGAATGTTTGATTTTTTAAATTATTAGGGTCTCTTAATTTTGACCTTGCTCTTTCAGTAGTTAAATTGACTTTTGATAGTCCACCATAATTACGAGAACGATCAATCTTTTCTGCAAAATCATCATTAGGATCTATTTGTATTCTTCTTATTCCTAATTCTGTTTTATTTAATATGTCTTGATTCACTTCTTTAGTTACGTTTCCTGTAACTTTATTTGTTGCAGTGGTACTGTTTACTGTTGGTGTTCCACCTGAGCCGGCAGGTCCTACTGCAGCAGTTCCAGCTTTATTTGCTTCATTTGCTTTTTCAGCTGTACCAGTTAAATCACCGTGAAATGTCGTTGCAAACATTGCAGTAGCGTGAACTGAAGTAGAATTGACTCTAGGAATATGCGCTGTTTTTCCATAATATACTATATCTGCGCCGCCCACTGTTCCACTATCACCTAATACTGCAAGTGATGAAGCAGTTGCGTTTATACTCTTAGATGATAATATAACTTCTTTTTCAGCTGTCATTTGCAAAGTATCTCCTGAAATTATATCAACAGAACCTTCAGCATATAAATGATTTCGTCCTT